TATGGGCCTACCGCAGAAAAACGAGTACTAAACCCTACGGATACGGCTAACACTAGCGTACTCCCCCCGGGTGCAGCCGCTGCTCCAGCGACTGTTCCAGTGGCGGGGGCTGCTCCCGTGGCAGGGGCTATTCCCATGGCAGGAGCTGCTGCTCCAGTGGCAAGTTCCGAGCCGTTCAGAATGGACGTTACTGGCCATAGTGCATCCACTGCTCCAGCGACTGTTTCAGCGGAGGGGGCTGCTCCCACCTTTAAGTTTGACTTTTCTACGCAAACGCCCGAGGAGATACGGAGAGTTTTAAGCACGTCTCCCGACATAGACGCTGGTGAGCGTAAAAAGGTTCTTGCGGGATATGAGTCCTACTTGAAGAATATACCTTACGAAAGTAAAACAAAAATTTCATCTGGATTTGGCGCAGACTCCGGTCTTACACCAGAGCAGATAAAAGACGCCGTAAAACCGCAAGAAGAATTTGCGCAAGCTCGCTTTAAGAAACTTCAAGCTGTTGGGGCACCTGAAGCGTATGTGCCTGTAGAGCGTGCTATAGCTAATCAGATATCTTTAATACAAAATAATAAAGAAGCCGCTTCTCGCGTATCTGCAGTATTAGCCGGATCTCCCCTCTTAGCGGCACTTAATGAAGGCGTAGGCATAAGCATTAACGGTTTAAGCGCTAATATTAGAGCGCCTATCGAAACGTACATACGGAGTAATTTTAAGCCCGCTGATCAAGATTTAGCTATGGCGATGGCTAACAATTATGCGATTATTGCTGTGGCTAGACAACAGGTAGACAGCGTCAATCCAAACGCTGTTAGTAATAAAGAGGCTGGTTTATATGCGGGATTAACGCCGGACATGAATACCAAAATGCCAGTTTCGTTGCGGGCATTAGCGCATTTACGGGAAGATCGTAAAGCAGCCCGCGCACAATACGAACAGGCTAATTCTATATTGATGGGTAATCACCCCGAGTTAGCTTTAGCTAAAGACGAACCGGCACGGTATTCTAGCGTTATGAACCACCCTTCTGTAGAAAGAATAGCGCAGCCGTTTACGAAAAAGCACGAAGAAATAGAAAGTGCCTTTCAACGGCATCTAGCTAGAGGAGCTTCAAATGCCGTCCGATGAACGCAATGAGTTTGACGATTTGTTTGGCGATACGCCTGCCCCGGCAGCGCCTCCTGCAAGACAAACGATAGCAGCACCCCCTGCACCAACGGCTGGGGCTGCACCACCGGCTGACGATTTGTTCGCGGGTGAATACCCCGAACATAAATTAGATACGCTCAATAAAAAAGCATTAGCTGGTGCAGGGGCATTAGCCGGCGGTTACTTACATGGAAAGCTCGATGCTGCAAGCCAAAATCTAGCGGCCAAAACAGCGTCTAGCCTACCCGTAGAGTTAGCTCCCATGTCCGATATCGGGCTACAACGCTACCTAGACAGCCAAATTAGCGCAAAAATTCCATTAAATAAACTGCGGGAAATTACGGGCATGGACATCCGTAACATGGCTGAGGCGCAACAAGCCATCAGGGCCATACAGGGGTCTCCTGCTCAGCGTACCCCGGTCACTAAGACCATAGACGGCACAAAGCAAACGGTGAGCTACAGACAAACCCCCGCGCAACCCCCTTTAGACATCTCGGCCTACGAGGTTGGTCCCTTGCGCGGGGGCCTGACTAGCGCCGCAAATACTGTTAGGGGGCTTTTGCCTAAGGGATCTATGGGTATACTGGGCGGAGCCGTAGCGCTGCCCCAGTTGGCCGAAGCTAATAAAACAGGGGATTGGACGGCATGGGCCAGCGGCTTGGGTGCATTACTGCCTTTTGCAGAAGCCGCACTCCCGGCTGTAGCTCAGCGATTTGGTGGGAAATTGGGAGCAGCCGGCGCTGCTTTGTCTATCCCCTACGCCGTTAAGCATCGAAAAGAACTAGCCGCGGGTATGAACATGAGCGACATCAGCCCAACGGCTTTCATGGGGATGCCGGGGGAAATGGAACCTGCTTTTCCCGAGTACACTAAAGGCGCATTACCGTAATATTTGTTCTCCGTAGTTGCCATTAGCCCCCCTAATCAGGGGGCTTTTTTTTACCGGCCACAGGATACCGCTACCTGAACCAACAGCATTACGAATATGGCCAAGCTCCATTGGCGTAGGGTGCTCCGTATCACATCGGCCCTCGCTTCTCGCTCAGGGCCCGTGCCACCTCGCTGTTGAGCGAGCGCACGAACTTGATGCACTCAGCCCGTTCTGCACGGGCGTACTTCAGCCCGTCGAGCGCAAGGACCTCCAGCAGCTTCCCCGCGAACTCGATGATGTCCAAGTTATCGCAATACAGGCCCTTGGGGTCGATGGGCTCGTCGGGGTTCTGGCTCTTGCAGGTCCACAGGATGTCTTTCAGCTCTTGCTCAGTCATGGTTCTCTCCGGTTGGTGTAACTTCGGGTTTGAGTATAATGCACCCCATGACGCTCATGGAGTACTTTAAGACGGACGTGCGCGGCGCTAAGCGCGAGATGGCCGCGCACCTCGGCATCACGCCCACGTGGATGGCACTGCTCATCGCGGGTAGGCGTCGGGCTTCCCCGTCGCTGGCGCTGGCGATTGACGATGCGACTGGGGGTCTGGTGTCCCGGGAAGAGCTGCGTCCTGACATCTTCCGCTGACCAGATCACGCCAAGCCTTGCGCAGCGCTTGGATGTCCTCGTGCAGCCACTGGTTCTCCTCCCGCAGGTCGTGGGCCACCCTGATCAGGTTTTCCCGGGTCCAGCTCGTGAAGTCGGTCATACCTTCTTCCTCCTGCGCTTCATTGCCGCCATCAGGATGTCCTGCACCTCGCGCTTGGTCTCCAGCCGCTCTAGGACCAGCTCGTCAACCGTACCCCGCGCCAGTATCCGGTGAATGAACACCGGGCGATCGTGGCCGGCCTGCATCTGCCGCGTGGGCCCAATCCGCTCGATGATCTGCAGGTGCTCCTCTAGGTTCCAGTTGACCGCGAAGAAGACGAGGATGTTCCCGCCGTCCTGCAGGTTCAGGCCATGGCCCGCGCTGGCCGGGTGGGCGAACAGGATGGGTATCTTGCCATCGTTCCAGTCCCGTATGGTCTGCGTGTTCTTGTCCAGATGCTTGCCCTGCGGGAACGCCTTGAGCAGCCGGGCAAGGTCGCTCTTGAAGTTGTAGGCCACCAGCACGGGCATGCCCGACGCCTCCTCGACGATGGACTCCAGCGCCTCAATCTTGGCCTTGTGGACCTCTTTCCAGTCCGTAGAGCCCTCGCCAACGTACATGGCACCATTGGCTATCTGGAGGCACTTCACGGTCTTGGCGGCGGCGTTAAAGGCCTCCACGGTGTGTCCGGTGTCCAGTGCCGTGAACATCTCCTTCTCCATCTCCTTGTAGTGCTTGCGGGCCTTGGGCGGCAACGTCACCATGATGTCGTTGATGATGGGCTTCTTCAGGTCGAACCAGTCCTTGGCCTCGATGGTCAGGCACACGTCGCGCAGCTTGTCCTGTATCTCCGTCTGCGCGTTGGGCAGGGGCGACACCCCGAAGCCGCTGCGGTTGCTCTGGAACCAGCGCTGGGTGAATGCGGTGTAAGTGCGCCCAAGGCGCGTACCGGCGTCCACGAACCACGCCTGCCCCCACAGGTCCTTCAGGCCGTTGCTGGCCGGGGTGCCTGTCAGCTCCACCAAGCGCTTGATGCGGGTGTGGGCGATGGAGCCCAGCGCCTGCGCCCGCTTGCCGCCTTGGCGTAGCCTGAACGACTTCACCCGGGTGGACTCGTCCAGTATCACGGTCGTGTAGGGCCACCTATCGCCCCAATGGGCCACCAGCCAGACTAGCTGCTCGTAGTTGGTCGTGTAGATCTGCGCGGGGCTGCGCACGGCGGCTATGCGCTCGCTCTCGGTGCCCGTGATGACTGAGACGTTGAGGCCCTTCAGGTGCTCCCACTTGAGCATCTCGTCAGGCCACGTGCCCATGGCCACGCGCAGGGGTGCCACGACCAGTGCCGGGCCGTCCTCGATCATCTGCAGTATCTCCAGCGCGGTCAGCGTTGCCACGGTCTTGCCCGTGCCCATGCCCGCCCACACGGCACAGCGCGGGTTGTTGATGATGTGGTCGGTGACCATGCCCTGATAGGCCCGGGGTGCGTAGGCGGTCCTCATGCCAGCACCTCGTCCACGCCCTTGAGGCTGTCGATCACCACCACGCGCTGGCCCATGGCCCGCATGCGCTCGTGCTCGCGATGCTGCTGGCGCTCATGGGGCGTGTGCGGAAACAGCGCCGTCAGGCCCTCGGTCTTGAGCTCCACCCAGATGGCGTGGTTGTGGATGCCCTTGAGCATCACCAGCCTGTCCGGTGCGCCGTTGCGCCCCAGCCACTTGACCTTGCGGACCTCGCCGCCGCGTTCTTTTACCTGCTTGACCAAGTAGTTCTCGATGTCTGATTCACGCATTTTTAACCTTCTGTTCTTTTTGGGATTTTCGTAACGCGGCTTGCTTGGCCATTTTTGCGTCATGAATGGCCAATTTTTGTTTGTGCTCTTCCGCGTACTTAGCTGCACGTTCTGCTCTAAGTACCTTTGCTTCAGCTTTTTTGAGTAAACGAATTTCAGCATCTGCTGCTTTTTCGATAGCGAGGAGTCGTTGTAGTTCCAATGCTTCGGGAAATTGGTTAGCTCTTAACTCCGCGTTTAGGGCTTTGGCTGCATTTTCTGAATCAAAGCGGCGCCGAGTTTCTGCAGCCCTATGGGTTTCCATCTCGGGCGTCAGGTGCATGCTTTCTCGAACGTACACATCTTTGTCACCTTGCCATGCGCCTGACTCTAGTATGTGGTCGCGCAACATTCTTTCAGCTTCAAGACGACTCGTTCCCCTTGGTATGGGTAACCTCACAATAAAGGTTCCCATAAATTTATCTTTTTGCATATCAACCTTTTTTGTATCGGTATGTTTCAAAACCCGCTGCTGCCAGCGGCATGTCCGGTGCCCAGTCCGGTGGAGCTGCCAGCAAAGACGCCATGTGGTCTACGCTGTATTCCGGGCTATCTGGTGCCTCGGCGATGATCTCGTCGTGCACCGTCAATACGATTGAATACCCAGCCGCCTCGATCTTGGGCATGTTCGCCGCCATCACGTCACGGGCGATGGCTTGGCATAGGTTCTCAAAGAGCTTGCCGCCGTGGGTGTTGATCCGCGTCCACTTGCGGGTGAACTGGTCCACGCCCATGTAGGTGATACCGTCCTCCACCACCTTGGGTGCCGGGTAGCATAGCGATCGACCCGATGGCAGCGTGAGCAGCAACCAGCTCTTGGACGCCCGGATCTTGAGGCCCAGCGTGGTGTAGGTATTGCCCCGCGTGTACAGCGCCTGCAGGACCGCGTTCTTGAGCCGCCCCCAGTACCCTGAGATGTTGGGGTGCGCCCTGCGCCACACCCGTTTGAGCGTGTCACAGGCCACAAAGGCGTCATCGGATAACCCGTACGTGGACCGCTTCTCCGCGGTTGCCCACTCGAAGAACCGGTCTGCCTCTGCCACCACGTCCTGCGGGGCCTGCGGCAAGACCTTCTGCGCCAAGTCCTCGAGGTCGATGCCATAGGCGGATGCAAAGGTCACAAAGGCCCCCACGCCGCCCTCGTAAGCCAGCGCCAGCTCCTGCACCTTGCCAACCTGCCGCTGGTCCTTCGTCACCGCTGCTGGGGCTACCCCGAAGGACTTGCTGTAGGCCAGCTTGTACAGGTCCGGCCCCTCGCCCGCATCGAAGTCGCGGAAGGCCTTCAGCTTCCAGTCCTCGTTGGCCAGCCAGCTCTGGACCCGGCCCTCGATGTTGGACAGGTCGGCCACCACCAGCTTGCGCGTCTTCGGCGCCACGATGCAGCTACGGATGGCAGAGCTGACCAGCTCCATCACGTTGTCGGTGGTCAGGTGTGCACACCCGGCGCGCAGGGCCTCGATGCCCGCGTCGATGATGGGCTGCTTGAGGCTGGGCCGGGGCAGGTTCTGGGGCTGGAACAGACGGCCCGCCCAGCGCCCGGTACGCGCCGCCCCGTTGAACTGGAGCGTGCCACGCAGGCGACCATCCGCGCTGGTGCCCTTGAGCAGCGTCCTGTACTTGCTCGTGCTGGTGGAGCTGGCCTGCAGCCGCACCTGCAGCAGCTCGCGCAGCGCCGGGTCTATTGGCATGGCCAACGTCTTCTCCACGGTTGCCATCTGCAAGTCCGGCATGTCAACTCCGTAGAACTCAAGTATGTACAAGCGCAAGGCTTCACCTTTCGTAGTACGGGCAACCAACCCCTCGGTGATCTGCGCCGTGCGGTCCGAGAGCCCGTGCTGGGCCATGCGAACGGCTTCTATGGCCGCGTGCACCAGATCCATGTCAATGGCCACGCCGCGGTCGTTAATCCGCTGGTCGAGCTGCCACAGCGCCATCTCGGTGGGCGTCATGTTGACCGCGGGCATGCGCCGCTTGATCTCGCGCATGGCCTCGATGTCGGACGCCGCGTAGGCCTTGAAGCGCTCCCACGCCGCCGGGTGCGTGTCACGGGTGGCCCTGTCGAGGATGCGGTTCTTGCCCAGCGGCTTGCAAAATAGGTTGATCAGCTTCTTGCCGTCCTTGTCCTTGGCCTTGTCGACCGGCAGGCCCAAGATGTCGCAGAGCATGCCCAAGGACCCCGGCAGGCCGTGGCTGAGCGCCTGCACCATGGTGTCATGGATGCGCGACGTGGGAATGTCTAGGCCCCATGCGTGCCGCAGGACCGTACGGTCGAAGTGGCTGTTGTGGATCACCACCGTGACCTCGGGGTCATGCAGCGCGGTGTAGGCCTCCAGTGGCAGTTCCTCTGGGGGGTAGGTAGTCCCGTCGATGACACGTACCGGCCCATCGTCTAACGCGTAGGCGAAGAGCATTACCTTTGCGTGTTCTGCGTAGACGTGGGTGCCGTGGGTTATCGGTGTCTCGGAGAACGTCTCCAAGTCCAGATAGAGTGTGGTCATTGCACGCTGGTGTTACGCAAGGCGTGTATGACTTCCTCCCAGCCCTCTATGAGGGCCTCCGACTGCAGTAGCCGACCTACCAAGTCGGGGTTCTTTTTGGCGTAGCCGTCCCCGAATACGTCGTCGATCGCGTTGATGGCGTCCAGTAGTTTGTCTTTAATCCGGTTCATGTAAGTCCCCTGCGTGAATGCCGTATATCGTGCTTTTCCATTCCGTCACAGAGGGCATGTGGTTGTGCGCCTTGGTAGGCTCCACCTTCCTAATCGGGCGTATCCAGTCGAATGTTTTTAAAGCGTTGACGCCAGACACCCACACGTTGGGGTGTAGCGTTTTTGGCCTAAACAGTTTCTTCTTTGCGCAGTACTCTCGAAATTCATCGCCAAGCACAATAGGTTTTTGCGTAAGCAATTCTTCCGCGTAGCCTAAATACATCTCCACAAATTCAGGCTCAACCTCGTTCGCCTTCTTCCAGCACTTACAGGCAAGTGCCAATGCCGCCTCCATCCTAGTAGGAACCATGTCATTCTCCAATGTGTGGGTGTGTAGTGGGGGCCGAAGCCCCCTCGGCTCTTAGACCAAGTCTTCCGCGGTCAGGTCGTCGAACTCCTCGATGCCGGCAATGCCGCCGCCGGCGAAGCTCTCGCCATCCCGGTAGAACTGCACGCCCGCCAGCGTAGCGTTGACGCGCTTGCCGTAGTTGTTGTCCTGCGCCCACAGCTCCAAGCTGACGTTGACGTAGCACCCGGCGTACGGCCTGCCGCTATCGGCATCCAGCAAGGCCCTGTTGGAGTCGAGCACCAAGGGGCGCAGCGAGTTGCGGGCGCTGACGTACATCATGCCCTCGAACCCGTCGTAGTTGGCCTTCAGGTCGCCACTGTGCAGGCAGGCCTTGTCCGCAGCGCGGATGGTCTTGAGCACCGCTTCCGCCTTAGCACCCCACTTCTCCGCGGCCACCGCGTCTATCGCGGCATTGATGGCCTTGATCTGCGGGTCCTTGGGGCTCAGCGTAAACGCTGCGGAGAAGGCGGGCTTGCCCTCGCCGTTGACCGTCTTTGCCTCGAAGAGTTGGGGGAACGAGAGGCGCACGTTGTTGAGCTTAATTTTCATGGAAATCTCCGGTAGTTAAGAATTTGTCACGTCATCAAAATCAGAAACGGCTGCTGACGTAACCAGTACAGGCCGCTTATCGGAAATGGGTGCCACAGATGGCGTGCCCTCAGCTTGGGTTATCAGTCCCTGAATCTTGGTCCACTGTCGTGGGCCGATGCTCCCCTCCTTCGCCAGCTTCTCAATGCTGGTGGGGCTGGTGAGCTTGTAGTCGTACATGTAGTCGTGCTTGATGCGCATGCCCTTGAGCGCCTGCTCCGTCACCTGCGCGTCGCCCCACTGGCGGTTGCCACGCTTGCCCTGCACCAGCTTGTAGCCCGGTATCGGCTCGCCGGCCAGCAGCCGCCGCTCGACCTCAGCGCGCACGGCCTTGACCCACTTCTCGATCAGGTCGGCGTTGGCCATCACACGGGCTAGGTTATCCGCGTCCGCCGTATCGGGCACCACGTCCTCGAAGTCGTCGATCACGGCTGCGCGAATGGCTGGGCAGATGGCCTTGGCCCTACACCACTGGCAGGCCTTGGGTGACGGCACCAGCTCAGCGTCTGGCCACCGCGTGAAGTTCGCAGCCTCGAGCGCCTGCACCGCAAACTCTTCAAGCTCCTCGACGCTGAGCGTCCACTCTGGCGTAGCGCCCAGCCGCGGCTGTATGATGCCCACGCGCACACGCTTGAAATCGTAGGCCATGGCATGCTCAACCATCGCCGCGTGAGCGTACATCAGCAACTGCGGGTTGTTGTCCGCCTCCACCTCCACGCCACGCCCGAACTTGGCGTCCAGCACGATCAGCTCATCGTCGGCCAGTATGACCGCGTCAGCGGTGCCGTGTGCACCCCGCTCGCCGGTCATGTGCGCGATGGACACGCGCTGCTCTACCAGCAACGCGCCGCCGGTGGCCTTGACAATGCCGCGCACGTGGACCACGTAGGACTGCACCGCGTTGGCCTGCTCGGCCTGCAGGATCAGTCCAGTATCGGGATCGGTCACGCCGATGTAGCCCACCGCGTCAGTGCCTGCGGTCAAGCAGTGCGCCGCCACGGTGTGCATCATCGTGCCCTCGCTGGCCGCTTTGGACCCTACGTCAGGCAGGCCAGCGCACAGCGCCACCGAGCCCGGACAGCTCATCCAACGCGCCGCGCTGCTGGGAGACAGCTTGGCGTGTTTACTCACGTTAGCTCCGCCAAGAAGGCTGCGTAGTCCTGCGGCTTGAGCTGAGGGCCCCGGGTAGCGCCGAACTTTGCCAGCGCCGCCACGACCTTGGCACGGTCCCTCGGGAACGTGTCGGTGATCGCCTTGGCCACTGCCGCGTAGTCCACCTCAGAAGGGGGAGCCGTAGCAGCTTCGGGCGGCGCAATGACCTCGGGGGCCGTCACGGGGGCAGGCGGGGTAACTGCAGGCTTTGGGTCTGCCACCGCCTTAGCGGCCTTGGGGGGCGTCGTAGCAGCGGTGGGCATTTGGAAGGCCTTGAGGGCCTCGGTAAGGTTGCTCAGCGCCTCTGTGCAGCGCTGCAGTTCAAGCTCTAGGCTCATGTGCGTATCTCCGGTTGTCACAACACAATCGTTGTGAAGTGGCGATCTTACATCAGTTCTTTGGTGCCTGCTGTAACTTCTCAAAAAATATTTATTGTAAAAAACAAAAAGCTGTTGTAAGATCGAGGCCTCATCAACTTTTTGGGGTACACACATGAACCTGAACATCTTCAAACGTCTTGCCGATTCCGAGGCCGAGATCGCTTCTCTCAGAGCCGAGTTCAAGGGCTCCAAGATTGAAATCTACGACGACATTGCCTCTGTGATTAGCCTTATCGACAGCAAAATTGCCGATAACAACGTTCTGCAATACAAACGCAACGCGAGGGCTAGAGACTACCAACCCATAGATTCCCCGCTCACGGTCCTGTCCGTTGTTAAGGTACCGAAGCCCCAGAAGATCGTGGCCAAGAAGGTTGTGGTCAAGAAGGTCGTGGCCAAGAAGGCCCCCCGCCGCACCCAGAAGATCATGGCCGCGGCGGCTAGGGTAACGGCCAAGCGCGAGTACGCTCGCTTGTACTACCACCGGATGAAGGCCCGCAAGGCCGCTGCGCTGCAGGCGGCGGTTGCAACCGCAGGGGTAGCTGCATGAACGCGCTGATGGACATGCTCAAGCGCGTCTTTCGCCAGCTCACCCCGTTGGAGCTCATCGTGCGGGAGCTGGCGCAGGCACACCTAGCCAAGCTCGAGGCCGAGACGGCGGTGGACTACGCCCAGTCCGTGGTGTCCTACCACAAGGTGCGCATCGAGCGCCTGAACGCCCACATGGCCGGCTACAGCGGCAAGGAGGCTGCATGAAACCGGCCATGCACCCTGCCATCCGCCGGCTGCTGCGGGCCAACAGCGATGGCCTGACCGTCGCTGAGATAGCATCGGCCCTTGACATCGTTGGCGAAGGGCTGCGCCTGACGCTGTCGCGCATGCCCGACGCCTACATCGACCGCTGGCTCCCGGCCAAGCAGCGCAGGCCGTGCGCCGCGGTGTGGTGCGTCGTCGTACCACCAGAAGATTGTCCTAAGCCCGATACGTTAGCCAAGGGGAGATTGACATGACCGATGTGAAGCTGAGTCAGAAGAGCAGGACAGCCTTGTCTCGAGGCAAGTTCGAGCCGCGAGTGAAGCTGCAGGGCGAAGCACCTGCGCCGACATTCAACCACATCACGGATGGGCAAACCTACAAAACCGATTGGGCTGCGCCCACTAGGCCGGGGGCAACGGATCACTTGTCCGTACCGAGCCGGGGGGAGTCGACATGAGTGATTGGGACTACAAGTACCTGAAGAATGACTCATACCCCATAGGGTTCGAACATAGCTACGTTGACACAACAGTCGGCGTGATCCGCACAGGGCTGGCTATCGTCGGCCTGTTCGCGGCGGTGTTCGTCATTGGCTTTTTGTCGGGCTATTTCTGGGGTACGAGATGAAAGACAACAGCACCGGGAAAGACAAAGAATTCTTTGAACGGGGCAAGAGAATGTTTGACCGCCTGAACCCACCGCTGGTACAGCGTGAGTGGATAGAAACAAACAACTCCGCTTGCAAGATATTGAGGCAGGTACACGATATGCTGTTGTTGGCATCGTTCCCACCCAAAAGGGAATGGGTAGGGCTGACGGATGAAGAAATTCACGACATACAAGGCTACAAAGAAACCAGAGAAATGTATAGGTTTGTGAAACTTATTGAAGCCCTTTTGAAGGAGAAAAACAATGACTGAAGACGAAGCCTTTGACGAGTTGGACAGGCGGCTGAACCACGCGCTGGCAAAGCCAGACTGGCAACAGCTAACGCCAATGCCTGACGCAGAAATCAAGCGCCGCTGGGGCGAGTGGATGACCCGGTACGTCCGGCTGGTAGAGGGAGCCCACGGAATAACAGAAAGAAAACCATGATCGAATTCACGTCAACCAACACCAGCATCGACACGCAGACCAAGCGGTGTGCGCATCTGCTTGCAGCCGTCCTATCCCGGGCGCTGCTGGACCTGATGGACCGGCCCACCAAGGAGGAGACCCGCAAGCGCCAGAACACCGGTGGGCCGGCGCTGTCCAGCCTGCGGTTCTTCTTTGGCTCGGACGCCCCTAAGTTCCGAGCGTACAGCAAGCTCATAGGCCTAGACCCGGACCTGTTCCTGACTAGGCTGCGTGCGGCTAACCACTACACTGTGGACAAGCACCGGTTTTCCGCCGTACAAGTACGCGCCATGCGTATGCGCATATCGTGGTTCGACCGCAAATGCAGTGCGGACGCTATGGCCATAGCAGAAAGCAAATCATGACCGGCATACAACAAGCTATCCACGCCATCGGCTCTCAAGCCAAGCTGGCCAAGGCGCTAGGCTGCACCCAGCAGAACGTCTCCACGTGGCTCAAGAGCGGGCACGTGCCCACCAAGTGGATACGGGCGGTCGAGCAGGCCACGGGCATCCACCGCTCGGAGCTTATTGACCCCACGTTGTCGGACCTGCTGTCGCCCGTCGACATCTGATCTGCTAGACTGCGCGTTGAACACGGCTAGGGCTGGGGTAGCTCCCCCGCCCGAAGAGCTTTCAGTCCGAGCCTGCCGCTGTTTCTTTCTATTCTGGACCATAGCATTGGACTGACAATGACCAACCCGAAGCCCAAACTGCCCCCCATTGGGCGGGTGTTCAACGGCGCAAACATCCCCGAACAACTCAAGGCCATGCGCCGCTGGTCCGTCTGGAAGGCCGTCTGGAACGACGTCCGAGAGAAGTACGACAAGATCCCCTACCACCCCAACCACTACGGCCTGTCCACCAAGAAGGTCTCCGACTGGGTGGACTACGAGTCCGCAGCCGCCACGCTGCGCCTGAACCCGCACAAGTACTGCGGCCTTGGCTTCGTGCTCACCGACGTGCAGGGCGTCGTGGGCGTGGACCTTGACAACTGCCGGGTGGACGGGCACATCGCCCCATGGGCCCGGGATGTCGTTGACGCTCTTGGCAGCTACACCGAGATCAGCCCCAGCGGCAACGGCCTGCGCATCCTAGCGCTGGGCACCACCGCCACCGACTGGAACAACCACGACGTGGGCATCGAGGTCTACGCTGGCCACACGCCCCGGTTCCTCACCGTCACCGGCGACACCGCTCGGGTGCGGCCCATGGCGCATGCCGACGGCACGCTCATGGCGGACCTGTTCACCCGCTACGGCAAGGCCCGGGTGCCGCAGGCCAACGTCATCCCCATCGCCATGCCCGAGCTGCTGCACGAGCTCGCGCTGCCCGACGTGGACGACATGGACATCCCCGCGGACACCCGGGAGCTGCTGCTGCACGGGCCCGCTGACGACGTCGACGACCGCTCCGGGGCCCTGCACGCCGCCGGTGTGCGCCTGTACAGCGCGGGCTACGACGACGCGCAGGTGCTGTCGATCCTCGCCGCCAGCCAGCCGGTCATGGACATCGCCCTGTCCCACCGCCGGCAGGACCCCGAGCGGGCGCTGGCTTACCTATGGGTCGAGCACTGCCAGAAGGCCAAGCCCAAGGCCACCACCAAGGACTCAATACTGGCCGACTTCGACGACGTGTCGCAGGACCCGGAGGTACTCGCCAGCGCAAAAAAGTCCGATGAGGCCAAGGCCGTCAAGGAGGCTAGGTTCAAGCTGGAGACAGCCACCGAGTTCGCCGTGCGCCGCAAGGCCTCTTGGATCGTCAAGGGCCTGATACCCATGGCCACCCTCGGCGTGATCTACGGGGCGTCGGGCTCGGGCAAGAGCTTCTTCGCCCTTGACCTGATGGCCGCGGTGGCTAGGGCGGTGCTGATTAAGAAGGTGGCTCAGATGGCTCAGATGGCTCAGGATGGCGCTGAGGCGTCTAGCGGGTCCAAAGGCCCTGAGTGGTGTGGCCACAAGGTCAACCCCGCTCGCGTGTGTTGGATCGCCGCTGAGGGCGTGGAGGACATGCGCAAGCGCGTGCAGGGGTACGCCATCGCGCAGGGCATCTCCCTTGACGAGCTGCCCATGGAGTTCATTGGTGAGGCACCTAGCCTTCTGGAGGACGTGGACGTCAAGGCGGTGATCAAGCAGATGCGTGCCAAGGGGCGGTTCGATCTGGTGGTCATAGACACGCTG